ATTCAGGCACGGCTGCCAACAACTACGGGCCTTACCTGCCTCTGGCTTCCGGTGATACCGGTGTGCAGAACGTCGCAAGTGTCACGCTGTCTGCCGCTTCTGGCGCTGGCACTGCCGCGCTACTGCTCGTCCGCCCGCTGGCTCAGATTCCGCTGTCCATCGCGTCGCTGATGACTGAAAAGGAATTCTGGAATCAACTGCCGTCCGCGCCTCAGATTCGTGACGGCGCTTGCCTTGGCTTCATCCTCGGAACGGGCGCTGCTGTTGCTGCTGCCACGACCTTTGCCGGCGCAAACGAGGTTGTCTGGGGCTGACATGCTTTACCCAAACGGACAACGCGCAATCAATCCACTTCTCCGGCAAGTATCTGGCGCACTGCCAGCCGCAGGCGTAATGCGTACCATCAATGCTGGCGAGCGTCTCAACCGGACGGCGAACTTCGTCAAGACGGCCAGCATCCCGGAGGGCTATGCCCCAAAGGCAACCGTCGTCATGCCGGTGAAGGCTGGGGGGATGTCGGGTACTGCGCACATTGCCATCTCCGGCGAGGGCAACCTGCTGCAAGGCGGTCCGATGGTCGGCGAAGGCAGCATGTCATTTACTTCTGACGACGCCAGCCTCGGCCTGATCGTCAGCATGTCCGGAGACGGCACTGTGCAGACGAACGTAGAAGTTACCAGCATCAGCAGACGGCTGAAGGCCGGAATCGTCACCGATATTCGCCCACGCTTGATTCTTGAAAAGCAGGTTGAGCAGCGCGGTTTCGCCGGTGTTGGACATGGACATAAAATTCTCCTTACAGTGAAGTCAGCCTCACGGACAGCGCCGTGTAATCAGTGATAGCGTCATTTAATACCTTTGGTCTTTTCCCAGGAGCGCCCAAGCACATACCCAGTCATGACCGTTCCGAACAGCGTTAGTATTGAATCTGGGATGGCGGCAAGCCACGCTTTGAACCCAGTCGTCAAATTTGCAGCCGCTTCGGGGCTGAAGACCGTAAGGACCCCCATGGGAATGGCAGTCAATAGCAGTATGTAGACTACATATAAGAACGACGGGCGTGCGCGGGAGGTCCAGGGGTCTGTCGACTGCGCCTCCGCTATGATAGCCGACAGTTGAACCTTTACACTCTCAAGTTCTCCATCTTGCTGTAACTTGAGCAATTCGAGTTGAGCCCTAGCTTTCTGCTCTGGGTCAGGAAACAGTTTGTCTATCAGTTTACCGCCGATAGCAAAGATACTGGAGATCGTGATCGGTTCCATCACTTACCTCCCGGACCGTGGACGAAAGCTCCCCAAACTACGAGACCAACCCATGACAGTATAGCGATCACCACCCAGTTGATGGTGTTCTGTTTTAGTTTTAACCAGAATTCTTGATCAGCTTTGTCTTTTTCTATCCACGCTTCATGCGCTTTGCGGTGGCTTTCTGCGTCCCCTTCCGGGAAGGCTTTAGTGAATGCGTCTTTTATTTCTCTGATCAACAGGTTCTGTTTCTCTATCACAGTCAACGTAGACTCGGACAACTTCTCTACCCGGTTAGCATGGAGGTCGAGTTCTTCTTTTATGCCTTGGAATTGCCTCTGCATTTCCTGTTTGTGCTCTTCAACCGCCACCCTGGTTTCCATTATCAAGTTGAAAGTCTCCGCTTCTGCAACAGCGAACGTAACCCTCCGTTCCGCTCCGTCCCAGTTTTCCATTTTGGTATTCATGCTATTTTAACCCCAGACTTGAGTTGCGCCAAGGTCAATCCGCCTGTGTATTGACAATGCGCAGTTTCGCGCAACGACCCGGTCCAACGCCCAGCCCACTCAAGCCCGACAGATTCCGCGATGACACCAGCCTTACGGTAGAGGTTCGTGTCGCCCCATGCAGGCTTGCCAGCCACCATAGGGACAAAGTCAAAAGCACAGCGGTGGTTATGCCAAGATTCGCCGCCGCGAGCGTTAGTGACAATTTTACCGGGTTTGGAACGTCCTTGTGCGTAGAGTCCATTTTGTTCCTCCGGTGAGCGGTACGTACAGTAGATGAGGATGTCCATTCCTTGGTCGGCGCAAAGCTTACGGAATTCCTCGGCTTTGCGCTTGACCACAGGTAGAAGGTCATCAAGTGAGCGACTAGCCATTACGCAATTCCTTGAGCGCGGCCAGATTGGTCACGAATGATTGTCTTAGGACGGCTCAACTGCTCAACTGTGGCACGTAAGCCCTGCATTACTTCAGTCAGTGCATCGTTGGTACGCTGATTGTTCATCTGATCCAAGACCTTGGTAAGCTCTTTGATCTGTGGTGTCAGGTCGATTTGGGGTTCAGACGGAGCCTGTTGCTGGGACTGGGTCATGCTGTCGAGCTGACCTTTGATTTGTTCGATGATCAGTTTGGTCTCGTTGTCGTCACGGTTCTTCAGCAGTTCTGTCACCTGTTTCTGGTGGTTGTCATGCTGATTCTTCATCATTTCAACTTGAGCACGTAGCTGTTCAGACTCACGATCTTGCTTTGCACGTAGCTGCTCAATGAACTGATCAAACTGCTCGCGCAGCGCGGATTGCTGTTGTTCAAACTGAACCTTAGCCGCTTCCATCTGAGTCTTCGTCTGCTCGGTCTGTTGTGAGATCTGCATCTCTTGTTGTTTCAACTGTAACAAACCCTGGTCGTACTGTGTCTTACGCTGTGTATCCATTTCAGCAATCTTGATAGATGCCTGCACAGCAGGGTCCATAGGCGGCTGAGGCATGCGCTGCTGAATCTGCTGCTGTAGCGCGCCAATCTGCTCTAGCAGGCCACCCAGCTGCTGGGCCATTGCAATATTAGCCTGCTTGGTGGCGTCTGCCAACAGCTTATCTTCATCTAGCGGAGACACTGTGACGCCTGCTTGCGCCGCCATCATCCGAGCAGCCTGCGCAATGCTCTGCGACACCATCATTTGAATATGCTCGTTAACGTGGATCAGAATGCTCATCAACGCTTGCGGCGGCACCAGTGGGTTGGCGAGCTGCATTGGCGCCTCAATAAAGCTCAAGTGGCCAATAATATGGGCCATGTGATCCTGCTCGTTAGACGCTTTGAGCTTTGCGTTTTTCAAGCCTTGCGTGTTTTCTGTCAATACGTCAGCAGTAATCTCTTCCTGATCCGGTGGCAACAGCGCGTCAATGTTTTCAATACGCATCTGCTTGAGCATGCGGCGGCGTACTTCGGTCTGATTCCAGTTAATCTTGGGGTTGCCTGCGTCGCCGACCGCCATCTGTAGAATGGCTTGCGACTGGGCAAATCGTTGTGCCTCTGAGAAGATAGTCGGGTCAGAAACAGGGATAACGTCAGGCGTGCCAGTAAAGTCCTCGCGACTAATATTTAGGTCTTCGAGCTCTTCTACATTTGCAGTGTCGTCAAGATATGCTGCGTTTAGACGGTGCACAATGGCAAGGGTGCGTTTTTGCGACTCATGTAGACGCGCGTGGATAGCCGAATACGTGTTGCTGCCCTGTTCAATAAGCGCCATCGTGGTACCGACCGGTGTACGATCCCCGATCTGGCCAATCTTCTCTTCAGCGGTTGCAACGACGCCCTTGGCTAGGCCATACAAGTCCTGCATCAGTTGATGAAGAACAGGGGATGGCGGATTGAACGGCATTGGCATGGCAATCTTGCGAATGTCATCAATACCTGCCGGCGCCTCAATGTCGGTAACCCCGGTAATGTCTACTTGCGTATTTTGCCCAACAACTCGACCGCTCTTCAATTTGAGCATGGAGGCCGCGTTGTTAATATGCGCAGAGTCTAGAAGCGCGCGAAGAGAGCCCGTAAGAGCAGCACTGAGACCGCCGATGAGGTGAGGAAGACCAATAGCGTAAGCACCCCGCCAAGGGATAAACTTCCACTCAACGATCCACTCAAGTTTTTCCAGAGTCGGATCGTTCTCATCCCAGTTGCGGTAGACGGAGAGTACTTTCTCCGTGTCCTCATCAATCGTAATAATGTAAGGCGCATACTCACCTCCGGACACTGAGTCTTCTTCGAACTCCTGCCAACAATAGATTTCTAGTACCGCGCGAAGGCCATCCTCATTGTAACCATCTTCCTCGCGACCCTCAATCTTGTCGTTTGCCTTTGCAGAAGCTGATTCTTCAGGATATTGCCCAAGATCACTGACAAATACATCACGGTACAGACCCGATTTGACGCGATTATTGAACGTTGCGCGGCTAATTAGCTGCCGATGCGTGGCACGTGGCGATGTGTAGAAGTTTGTTGCAGAGAACGGAAGAAAAATCTCGTCAACTGGCACAAACTCACAGCAAATGCGCTTCTTTTTGTCATCACGCCAAAATTTCTGATACTGACTACCGCCCATTGGGAGCTGCGTGAGTAGCTGTTCCAGCTCATCCCGATACTCCTTGATCTGCGTGGTCAGCTGCCAGTTCATGAACCGCGTTTTGCGGTTAGCTTTCTCTAGCTTCCGTGGCGTGATATCACCATTGACCCACGGCTTTACAGGGCCGGCCGCGGGGAAGAGCTCCTTGATTGCACGGGAGGAGAAATCCACACAGGCTTCGGCCAGCACTGGATGCACTACACGAGAAGCACCGTCAAACTCAGCACCGCCTGGTGCGTCGTCGCCTAGGCCCGTGCGTCGAAGGCCCTCTTCGTACTGCTTATCGCGCTTCTCACGGCTTTTCTTGTCCTTCTCAATTAAATCTACAAGCTCGCTTGAGAGATAGTTAAGAGTTGCATCAGAAAAACGCTCAGCAAGGTTCTCTAGAAAGTCGCCTTCATTCTCTTCAAACTCGCCTTCGAGCGGGATTTCGACGGAACCGTCTTCGTTCTCGATGAACTCTTCAGTAATCTCACCAATCTCGAGGGGGTTCAGTTCAGCGTCCACAATAAATCCTCAATAGTTTAGATTGTATTATACGTTAAAAACATTCCGGGGTAAGCGAATTCGTCATCCGGTTCCGTCTTTACCTGCGTTTTTTGAGTTACCAGCCAGCCATTTTAGTGTCCCAATTGGTTATACATTCTTACGAAATTATGTTATAATAAATTTGTGTGTTAAATAAACGGAGTTAATCATGTGGTATCTTAATCCTTGGCGCTTATTCACGTTAGCCTGCGGTATTGCTATTCTTTACTACGGCGCAATGACCGAGGGGGCTCCAGACTGGGATGTTCCGGTTTCTTTCCTGATGGCGATAACCACCTATGCACTAATGCCTTTCTTTGACCGCGCTCTAAATCAGCGGCGATGGATTGAAGCCGCAGCGATAGCGATTGTTTGTGTCGACACAACGTACAGTCTGTACTGGGACTGGATGGAAAATTGCGCAGCATCTCAAATGGCGAATGATCCGGCATCTTTGTCCCTGTTCCTTATGTGCTGGCTCGTGTGGTCAGTCTTGCCTACGTTTATCAAAGAGCGCCGCTAAGCCTTCACCAACACCGCGATACGCCTCTGAAACCTGTTCTACACTGGCAGGCGTGCGCGAACGAACGAGACCTAGTTTTTTAGCAGTGTAGTACCCCGGAATTGCGGCTAGTAGGGACGGCACTGCAACTAGCGGGTTTTCTTGTGTCCACTCTCGTGCAAATGCGCGGTGCTCGGCAGGCGCTACGCTTTGGTCGCCCTGACCACGACGCGCGTAGAGCTCAGCGTGCGATGGCCGACTTGCTTGCACCAGGCCACCATCAGCTTTGCGTTGATAACGTGGAATACCGTCCTCGGTATCTTTCACCCAGCCACGGGGAATCTGGCGATCGTAGAAGTCTTCGGCATGTGGCGTGGAGTAGAGGTACACCGGCTGCTCAGGCCATTGCTTCTTGGCTTGTTGATACGCATCTTCAAGCGCTTGGTGCCCAAGACCCTTTTCAAAAGACACAAGATAAGGTAGGTACGTGCCCTCTTTGCGTGGCGCAAGCTGATACGCGGCCGAAGCGCTCAGCCCAGGGCCCTGCGTAAACATATGTGTCTGCGCCGTTGGGTCGTCCTCAATATTGCGCAACAGCTCATTGGCAATCGTCTTTTGATCTTGCGAGCCCTCGCCTCGCGGCTTTACGTACTTGTAAAACAGATCACGCATGTCGTCCAACGAGGCTTGCTCACTAGTTAGCCGACGCATCAATTTAAGTAGTGGTCCCACTCCGCCCGCTTCAGCGTCTGGTGAATAGCTGGCACCTGCAAGCGCTAAGCCACCGAGCTTTGCCAATTTACCACCTGGCCCCGTCATTGCCATCAGCCCGACATCTGTCAAGTCTTGTGGTAAGATTGCACCCATTACATTGCGAAAACCTTCGGCCTGATCTTCTTGAAGGAACTTAGGAAGTTCTTTTCTAATTATGCCTAGCGCACCCATTATTTATGCTCCATAAGGATTACTGCGTTTCTTTGTGTCATCCACATACTCGGCTTCGTCCTCTTCCTCGTAAGCACTGGAAGCTACCCACCCGGCATCTTTGAGGTAAATGAGCGCTTGCGTCAACGTGTCTACTGTATCGTCATGCGCGCCATTCGGAAACACGTCCATTTCCTTAAGGAGCGGCTGCGCCCAACTGACAAATTGGCCTGGATTTTTGCTCGACTCCGGAATATACACAATCTCAGCGTCAATTAGCGGCGCCACGGCGTGCGCTCGGACCATTTTGTCAGCGCGACCGGGGTTATAGGCCCGCGCTGGGATGTTAGCTTGCCGTAAATCTTGCAGAATAGACTGGCCTGAAGCCTTTTGCTCTACAAGAATAGTATCTGCGCGCCGAGCACTTTCTCCATAGCACGACTTCCATTCATCAATTACCCGTTTTTTAAGCGCCGGGTACGCCATGCGCTCATTTACAAGATCAAGTAGTATGGCGATCTGCCGACCCTCGTGGCGCGCAGTGCCCCATACCGTCATTGCGGAGGGGTCTCCTGTCGTCTTTTCTGTAAACGCGGTGTCCCACGACTGCACTACAAAGTCAAACATAGGCAGCTCTTTGCCTGCAGGCCACTTCTTAATGTGGCTTACCTTCAAAATACCCCCGCCACTCGGCGCTGGGCGCTGCTGCAATTGGCCCGCTGTGCCGTAATCGCCGAGCGCGGCCTCCAGTTTCACGACTGTCTTCTCGGGGAAGAGCTCGGGCCACAGTAGCGAGCCTTCAACACTACGCGGGTCGGTAAACCCGAGCTTAGTGCGGCTACTTGTCACTGACTTTTCATAGCGCATTGGCAGGCAAAGGTGATCGTACTCTTTGCGGAATCTGTCAAGAATTAGACCTGAGATGTCCTGTTCGTGGAGCCGCTGCATGATCACTACGGTCTTGGCGCCGCGCGAGACGCCGCGAGTGGCTAGCGTTCCAGTAAACCAATCACAGGCTCTTTGGCGCTCGGCATCTGACGCCGCCTGCGATGCTGAGTGCGGGTCGTCGACGATCTTTATGTCAGGGTGCAGGCCCGTAGCGCGTCCACCGACGGACGTAGCCAGCCGCCAGCCGCTTTCAGTTAGCGCGTAGTGAGTTTTCTGGTCCTGGCCCTTAGCGATCTGCACATAAGGCCAGTTGTTTTGGAACCAGTCAGACGTAATGATGTCCCGTGTCTTCATAGCGTCGCGCACGGCAAGGTCCTCTCCGTACGACGCAGACATCACACGCTTCGCTGGGTCGACAATCCACAACCAAGCCGGGAACATGGCGGAGGAGATGATCGATTTTGAGAAGCCTGGCGGAATATTGATGAGCAGGTTCTCAATCTCGCCAGTTGCCAACGCCTCAAGGTGCGCACAAATAGCCTCAAGGTGCCAATTAGAGCGAAAGTCAGTACCTGGCTCAATAATAGGCCATGCTTGTCGCAAAAATTCGAATAGCGACCCCTCGGCTGCCCGCTTAAGCTTCTCACGCTTAAGCGCGTCAAG